GCTTGTTACCTTTAACATTCGTAACTATACCTACACTACCCTCACCTTGAGATAAAATATTACAATTAAGAATATATTGAGCAGTTGTAGGTGATTTTAATTCTGGTGCTAAAACGGTTTCAATACCATCAACTAATGTATGTGTAGCAACTAATTTTTGATTTGAAGGCATATCTAAGTCAATTAATTATGACTCAAATATAAACGTTTTTGCTAATAGTTAGTGGGAGAGAAGGATTCGTTCAACTCTGCGGCTGCATATAAGGCATTTTGGAAATTATAAAGCCTCTTAAGTTTGTTATAATGCTTCTCATATTCATTCTGGTGCCATGAACACCAATAGCTGTCTCTTTTATCTTCAAAGTAGCGTGCTTTAGCCCAATGAGTAAGGCATGTTTCAGTTTCAGAAGGAATAAGCTTCAGCCCTTCAGAGATTCCATCAGACTTATATTCTATTACAAATTCAGCATCAGGAGGGAACATACTTCCTATTTGTATCTCTCCGTTCTTCTTGTCAATATTGTAATATCCGGGACAGTATACCCCTCTACCAAATCCATATAACTCTCCTAAGAAATTACCATTTCTGAATGCATTATAGAATGGATAGGCAAAATCTAAGTATTGCCCATAAAAAATATCTTTAATTCTTTCTTCAGATTGAGTTTGGTTTAACTTCTCTGGTCGTACGCTTTTATCTAAGCTAAGAATAGCTAATTTACCGTTACATAGAACTCCAACCTTAGTCTCAAATACAAAATCACAAGGAAGCGTGATTACATTGTCGTATTCCAAAACAGCAGTCTTTACAGAAAACTCCTGATTCAAATATAAATTCATCTCTCTCCAACCTGACATCAGGTGTAAGCCCAAAGTATACTCATACTTGCCAACACTGTCTCCTAGCTGACCAGATATTTTACTTGCTAATGTTTTTATGGATACTAATGCTTTACTCATGGTCTAGGAATAACGTTTCTTTCGTCAGATTTATTAGTTATTAAGTCAGCCGGCCTACTAATTGGATTAGTAAACCATTGAATACATAAATCAAGTGCCATTGTCTCAGTAGAAGCAGGTAAAGGTAATTCATCATCATCCGCTAAATCCTCTACTTTAACTATGTACTCACCATTTAATGCTGTAACCAATGGATTAGAGGTATAAACCTCTATTTTATTCTTACCAATAGGGTAGTAGAATCCCTGATCAATAAGCATTTCATGATACTGTTTGATGGTTCTACGGTCTGCATCCATTAAAGGGGCGTAATAATTACCACAATTGTCAAATACAGACCGTACACCCTCATTTCCGTACAAAGGGATATAACCTTTAGGTAAGGTAATAGAAGCAACAGCGGCACTCCTGTCAATAGTCAAATTTGTGAAAGTGCCATAGAACATTGAAGGTAAATCTCTATTCCCTTCTTGAGAAATAGCAATATTTCTTCCGGCTGTTACAGCATAGTTTACCGCAGCAGGAAGATAGGCTTCTACGTCAACCCTTTGCAAATTAAATTCATCTGTAAGAACTAATCCACCAATGGCTAAAATCACACTTTCAACAAATACCGCCTTTTCCATCTATTTTTACCCTTTTGTACCTACGAATACTGTTCTACCCCTTGCATCAGTCCGAGTCCCTACAATAGTCTTAAATTCACGTGAAATGAACCCATCTGTTGCTCCCGCTCCTGCATGTGGTTCAATCTCATTTGGTGGGATGATCTGAATGTTTTCAGCATACAAGTTTGAAATCTTATCCCAAACTTCTTGTCTTTTTTCTGTAATTGTCATGGTAGTTATTTTAAATCGGTTTGTGTTGTTCTTGTTATTCCTAATTGACTGTATTCGGTAATCAGATTTTCCTTCTGTTCTATACCCATACTTTCTAACATAAAGTAAACGAATAAGTTGAATAAACCCTCTGGAAAATCAATATCTATTGTTGTTGTAGGATCTACTACTAAGTAGTCGTTATCATCATCCTCAGCAGTAGTAAAACCTATCTTAGCCTCTAGTGGCTTCTTACAATAGAAGTGCCTATAACCTAATGCTTGTTTAGGTAGTAGCTGTATATTGTCATCTGACACATACCACAATGTCCTATTTTTAGCCAAATTAGCCTTTCTAATAGAACTTGTCTGGTACATTGACACTTCATTAGTATTAATCTTATATGAAGGATATTCACCATCTACATTAACATAAACCACACTCATTCCCCTATAATAATCAGTAAGGTTTGTAGTTGTGTTAGTAACAAACATCTTTCCATTGGCCTGTGTAGTGCCTACAACTTCTTTGATGTGTCTACGTAAAGCGTCTGATACCTTTTGGTTATTCTCATAGTTATCACACAGCAACGAAATAATAGCATATTGAACTGAGTTCAGATTACTATTAAACTCATCTTGAGTGAAATATCCAGATGTACCACTTTTTGCAAGTGTCACAAGTCTGTCCCAAAGTTTTTTAGCACCTATCATATAATTCAAAGGTATATAAAAATCCAATAAAAAATGCCACTAGCGAATTAACACTAATGGCATCTCTCTTAATTCAAATTACTACTTATTCAGCAACCCCTTCTGCATTCATCTTTCTCAACCATGCCTTAACCTTATTGTGGTGTGGTGGATTACCAAACTCATCAGTAAGTTCTTTGATAGCTTCTTCCTCAGTATACTTTGGTCTAGGCGCTAAAAACTCCTCAGAAGGAGATTGTAAGTGTGCAGGTAAAGCATCGCCTATAACCCTCTCAGGTTGATATGCCGGACTTGCTACAAACTCTTCTGCACCATTATTCTCTAGTGCCTGTAAATCTCGCTCTGCTTTTTCCCTCACACTAATAGTCTCATTAGTTTGAGTCAGAATATTCATGTGTGAATTAATATCACTAAAGAAATAATTCTTTAATGCCTGTCTAGCATCCTGAGTTACATTAGGAATATCCATGATATGCTCACCTGATCTCTCTCCGCTTACCCAATTCCATCTACGTACATTTCCTACGCTAGAAAGCTTAATTACGCCCTTATCAACCAAATTCCAAATACGGCCTTCAATGTATGTCAATTGGGTATTAACCTTCTCATTGTACATCTTTGGATCACGTTGTGCGTATTCCATTACATCCGCACGAACCTCATAAGCCTCTTTCTTGTCGATACCTTTAATTCCTAAACCCTTGGCTAGTATTACTAAGTTAGCCTCACTAAGATTCCTTGAATGCTGCATAGCTTCTCCTAAAGCATCAATAGCCTCCATCTTAACTTTAGCACGTTTCTTAGTATCTACGTATTCAAATTTAGGTTTAGAAGTTTTGTTGTTTGGATTTCTCAATGGAGATAATTCATTGTTAGCATTTAAGAACATGTAAACTGCTAAATCAATGTTATGCTGATATGAGAAATTGGCTCCCTCAGCCTTCACGTAACGCGGCTCAAACACATCAATGACCCTATCACCTACAATCTTGCTGTTATTGCTCTCAGCGTACCTTATTTCAACTTTAAGGTTTGACTTCTTGTCAGTTGCCATAAAGTGCGAACGAAGCATTGCTCCTTTGTTGACCTTTACTCTACCACCGTTTACATGGTCAATCTTCTTACGGTGTTTAGCCGCTTCAAAGGATGGTTTCTTAACCACCTTATCATAATCTTCTTTGGACGCATACTTTAACATCAAGTATTCTGCATCAACTTGTTTTCTGTTTTCAAATAACATCTGGTAGCTCTCCTAATTCTATTTTAAGTTTTAATTCCTGAATTTCTTTTTTTACTGACTTCTCCACAAACCACTGTATGCTTGCTCCAAAAGTTTCTTTATACATCTGCATAAATCTTACCTCTTCGGGTTCAAATTTTATCCTGTATTCACTTGGATATTTTTTTTCTTCTTCTGACATAATAAGTCAAATATACACACTTGTGTGTAAAAACCAAAAAAGCATAAAAAAGCCTCGTTAGAATTACTCCAACGAGGCTCAGAAATTAATATGAAATTTGAATTAAGAAGCTGATGTTCCTTCTGGATGGATAACAACGAATTGCTCACCCAAAGCAAAGTGAGGTGCAATCTCAGACCTCATGTAAGTGTTCTGAACGTCAAATTCAGATGATTTAGTAACAACTCTGTCATTACCTGCACCACCATTCACCCAAAGCTCATTCTCACGTGAGTAACCCGGAGTACCTCTCCACTCATAACCTACATATGGACGGTTGTCTGCATTTTCACCTGCAAAACCGAATGGAACTCCAATAGCCCAATCTTTACCACCAATCTGTCCTGCACCACCAATGTAGTCTAACTCAGGAGCAGAAGTCTGTAGGAATGTGAAGTTACCTAAAGAGAATCCAGTGATTCCTAAGTTAACAAACATACCTTCTTCGGTAAATCCGTTTGGATCATAGTTACGTGCATTACGTACACCCTCTTTAACATATCTGTCAGATACGCCAATAACCCAATTGTAGTTATAACGAGTAGAGAAGAATTTCTCAATCTTCTGGTTAAAGTTATAACCCTCAATTAAAAGGATCTCCGAGGCACCTACACGAATGTCATGGTAGTAGCTAGACAATTCATACAAATCAGCATCATCAAAGTCAGCTTGACTGTATTCAAAATCTAAACCATTTTCCAAAGCGTAGTCAAGTAATCCTTGAGTACCCGGAATTGGAACCTCAGACTTCAATGGATCAGAATAATCAGTCCATCCGGCTACTTGTTGACCAAACATCCATACATGACCTTTGTTTTGCTCCATACGCATCTCAGCATCACGTAATCCTTCTTTCCAGATAAGATTAGTTCCCGGTACAGTTTGGAATGGTGCAGTAGTTGTCAAGTGAGTTCCTGATGTAATATCAGTCTCCTTAGCAATCCAGAAGGTATTCTGGTATTTGTAACGAATAGGTCTTAATGGTTCTGGCTGTCCAGTACCCTCACCGCTCAAGGTTGAGATGTAAGAAGCAACTGCACCTTCAACAATATCATCCTCAGGATCAATACCTGTAGGCCCCTCTAAAGTGATTTGGTGTGGATTAACAGTGCGATCTTTCTCGATAATACGATAAGGATTTCCAGTGATAGAGAATTGATAAACCTCAGTAACACGTGGACGAGAGAAAATAGTAGTACCTACTGTATTATCAGAAGTATACATATCATCTGGTGATAATGCTACTACGATCTCATTGGCAGTTACACTTACAATCTCTCCTACAGTAAACAAGTCTTTTGGACGTGCTTTCTCATAGTGACCTGTAATAGGCCCTTCTACTCCTTCACGTACAGGTGTACCCATGCCAAACATCTTAAGCTTACTCAGTGTTGTTGGAGGATAACCAGACTCTTTAAAGTAGGTTGATAATAGTTGTGGGTTGTCTTGCAAAAGCGTAGAACCCAATACGAACACATCACCCTGTCCGGATTCAATGTGTGATGGATTGTTTTGATTAATGGTTGGCGGCATTGTAGTTGGAATTAAGTAATGTGAATAATTTTAGTTATCTGCTTTTTACAACCTTAGCTAGGAAATCATTGTACTCTTTGCTTGTATCATTAACAATCACATTTGTAGATTCAGGAGGTAGTCCCGTACGGTTTTCATACTTGTTTACCATCTTTTCAGTAGTAATAGCCTCAGCATGCTTAAAAATGCTTTGAGCTATATTGTCGAAGTTCTTTGCTAAGTAATCTGCCTTGATATATTTCTCTACCAAAGCAACATTCTCATCATTTACCTCCATCTGTCCATCTAAAAAGAATGAAGCAACTTTATCATTCAGCTCGGCCTTATATTCAGCATTATAGTCAAAGTTTAACTTTACTGCCTCATCTCCGTCTTTACCATTTAGATTTTTCTCACCTAATCCGGTAATCTTTTCTGATATTTTAGGTATTACCTGTTGTATCTGTTTCTTGTGTTGTTCCGCATTAGCAATGTTCTGTAACCTTTCAGTCTCATCTTGTTGTTTTGCTAGTTCTGCGGCAGAATTATCGACTGCTGTCAAGTCCTTCTTATAAGCTTTAAGCAATTTCCTATCATCAAGTGAGCTAACACGTAGCTTCTCTTGTAACATTGCTTTTTCTCTTGATCCTTCTTCGTAAATTTCTAATGGATAATCTTCTGAAACAATGTCTCTGGCAATAGCTTCGGAGTAACCCTTTAAAACCATTGTCATAACTTTTACTTCAATAGCATCCATTTGGTCAATGTCCATACGGCTGACCTTGATGAAGGCATCTATCTCCTCTGCGGTACGTTCTGCTTGTACCATATCATTAATCTGCTTAACAAAATCATTAGCAGGAACAACCATAGTCTTGATTTTTTCCTCTAATCCTGTCTTTTCAGTTAAGATTGATTGGTACTCATTTACCTTTGTGTCATAATCTTTAATCTTCGGAAGTGCAGCCTTAAAGCTATCAACATCTGAAAATAGTCCTTCCGATTCTTTGGATAGGAACTCAGAATAGTCTACAGTAGGTGGAATTACAGTTTCCGCAGCCGGAGTTTCTGTTGGTGCTGTCTCAGTAGAAGTTGTTTCAGCAACTATTTCAGTTGTTGTGATTGCATCTGTAGTTTGTTCAGAAGTAGTTTCAGGCACTATTGCAGTTTCTGTTGTTGTTTCTTCTGTACTTACAGGCGCATACTTATGAGTAGCATAATCCAATATTGTACTTTGTTGTTGTGTTTCTTCTTGACTCATGGTATTTCAAATTTTCTATACCAAAAGTAGACTCTATTTATTAAAAAACCAAATTACACCATTTGCTGCTGCATTTCAGGTGCCGCTTGTTGTTGCATCATGGCCATTTCTTCCGGTGAAGGAGGAGGCGTAACCATTGTCTGAACCTGTTGATTGTTACTAGCAATTATAGGTGCTATCATACCTTCATTTGAACGTTGCTCACCATCTTTCTTAGGTGCAATTAATGCCTCCATCAGGGCTTGGTTTTGTTTAAGCAAAGCAGCTATTACAGAGTTCTCTTTGTCTTGCTGACCTTTAAGCTCAATAGACTGTTTATCTAGTTCTCCTTTTTGTTGAGCTGATTGTTGTTGAACTACTCCGTTAGCCTCAATGTCCGCTTGTTTCTGTGCTGCTGCTGCCTGAGCTTTCTTAGCCTCTATCTGAGCAAGTACATACATGGCTTCTTCAATATTACCTGCCATAACCTTACGATAGACATACAGATACTCACTCATTGTAAGACCTTGTGAGCCTCCTGTTTGATCACCTAATGCTTTCTGTTGAGCTATGCTTTGTAATAATGCTTGTTTCTCCTCTAATGATGGAGCAATGTCTATCTCTAGGTTAAAGTCCCAATTGTCGAAGTTCTTTCCTAACTCAAATACCTGCATATTCTTGTTACCCAATAGGGAATAACTCAGTTTTACATTCTTTTTGTCTTTAGAAACTATCTGCCACTTCTTAATGATGTCGTCAAATGCAGCTTTGAATACATAGTTAAACGCATTGAATGTAGGGTATAATGAAGCATTTGCTGCTTGGAATGCAAGTTTAGTCTGTCCTAATCCTTGATATTGTGAAGTACCTCCTGCATCGGCTCCATTCTGCATACCTAACACCTCACGTAGTTCATTAACCTTTTCTGCAATATGGTTTCCATATACAGCGACGATACCTGCAATTTTAGAAATATCTACGTATTCAATAGGCTTCTGACCACCTGCCATATATAGAGGCTTTCCATGATCATCTAATGCGTTGTAGTAGAGTATACCTCGCTCTTGAAATGCCTGAAGTATATCCTCTGGTTGCTGAAGTATGCGATTTAGGAATACATTTTCCAATAGATCCTTTTGAATAGCTAGCCCAGGCGCAGCAGGTATAGTGGCTAGTGCATTTCTCTGTTTCACAATAGCCATATCAATATCATCAACAATAGCTATAGCACGTTCTACCAAAGAAGCATTTCCTGTTTTAGCAAAGAAGAAATCTAATCTTGGGGTTTTGTTTCCATCTTCACCGTAGTAAACAACATCCTTGCAGATACCGTAGTCAAGAAACATATCAGTACCTACAATCCAACTAGAGTAATACTTTTTGATTACGTTTTTCTGTATTTTTTTATCTCCGCTTTTCTCAGCCTTTTTGTCAATAGTATAGTCAAATCCTACTGGTTTAAATCTGACTTGTCCGGTGCCTGTTACGTTTTTAATGTTAGTCTCAATATCAGTACTTAACCATTGAGAATCCAATACCATAACCTTTACTCTGCTGATTGGATCAACATCAATATCAGACATATATTTAGATTGGAATTGAGGATTGTAGAACTTACCGTTGATGAGTGAAGTGTATTGTGGATTCATCCAAGAGAAGCACTTAGCCAGATACAACAAGTCGTTAGCAGTATATTTTGGGTTTTCTTTTCTAACCTCTGCTAAGCTCATTATTCTTAATTCTCCGGCTCGTGTTATGTCACTGAAGTCATTCATTTCAGAATAAGGTATTAAGGCTCTATCCAAATTTACCTTTCTGATTTTAGGAAGCATAGTTGATTTCTCAATGTATGTTTTCCATCCACATAAGCTAGTTATAATTAAATCATCAAAAGTCTGATCTTGTAAAACTTTGTAGTTAGATACCAACTTTGTCTTTTGGCAAGCAGCTTTACAAGCAATCTCCCTGTGCATAGTGTACCCGCCTATCTCAAAATATGTCTTTACATCCTGAGCTGTTCTTAAACCCATTTCCTCAGGATTGATAGGAGTATTTGGGATAAAACCTACCTGCCTCATAAAGTTCTTATTATTCTCATCAATAAGGAATAGTAGCATTTCCTTATCTGCTTCTTTTGCTGCTAAGCTATCATCATCAATACAAGTTACACTTACATCATATTCCTGACTCATGTTCTTCTCCCTCATTACATCGAACATCTGAGGGAGCTTATAATATGTATCAAAAGAAACATTCATTTTAGTAATGTACTTACCATCTTTGTTCTTCCGTTTAGCTCCAATAAGATTTTCCTTAATCTTGTTTGAAGATTGTTGTCCAGTAGCGTAGGCTCTTAATTCTTCAAAACTCCTTTTGGAACCAAATTCAAAGGGTACGTAACAATAATTATTAGCATAATCAGCAAAAAAAGCATTGTTGAAGGCTAGGAAAAAATCCTTCTCACGTTTAAATCGAGGGTCAATATTATCACTAGGAAAAGGATATTTTAATTGACTTCCCTTGTATTGATTTGGGTTTAGATATGCCATGCTACTGTTTTTTAAACCAAATGTAACTATTTTTGAAAATAAAAAGCAATCATGGTCATTAACCTACTCATACGCACATCCTACAGACCCTCTCTTTTTAAGAGATGTTTGGATTCAATTTACGCACAAACACATAAGAATATCCGAATTATAGTTTCTTATGATGATGAACGTGCGCTAGAATATATACCAGAAGGAATGGATAAAATAAGAGTATATAAAGACACTTCAATACCATTTTTTTACGACAACTATGTTAATAGCCTTAAAGAACAAGTTGTTTCCGGGTACTTTATGATATTAGATGATGATGAAGTACTAGCTTCTGATAAGTGTATAGAATCAGTATGCAAACACCTAAATGGAAATTATGGTATAATATGCCAGTTTAGTAGAGGAGGTGTATTAAAACCCTCAAATGACCTTATAAGGCAAAACAGGATAAAGCTTGGTAAGATAGGTATGCCATGTATAGTCCTTCACCACTCATTGAAAAATGTAGCAGATTTCGATGGATCAGTCGGAGCAGCAGATTATCATTGGATAAAAGCTGTCAGCAAAAAGGTTAGGCTAAATTTTGTTCCTGTAGTTGTAGCTTATGCTGACAGGCGTAGTAATGGGGTTATTTAGCAAATATTAGATTCTCACTATTTCTGTGTATTTCCTTTAGTCCAAACTTATAACAATAGTTTGTGAACTTTCTTGCAAGGTCTTTATCTCCGTTAAACTCTATGCATAACAACTCTACTCCCCAAAATTCAAGGTTTATCTGCTGTAGTATTTCCCACTCTAAGCCCTCTACATCCATAGATATGTAATCAATCTTCAAAGAATCATAACCATTTTCCATCATAAATTCTGCAAATGGAATGGCATCTACTTCTGTTTCTGTAAAATCAACATCCTTCCATCTTTCCATTTCTTGTGGAACTGCTGTAGAAACTAAAGCTTTATCTGTCCCACCCTTTACATGAGCGCCTGACTCAAAGAATTTTAACTTACCTCTATTTTTAGCAATAGCTACATTGTGACACTGTACTTTCTTCTTATTGTCCTTATGAAGCTCTTTCAGCTCTTTAAAGACGCTGCTAGGCTCAATAGCTATACAACTCCACCCTTGCTGAATAAGATCGTAGGAATTGCTGAGAAACAGCCCTGTGTTTGCTCCTATATCTAGGATAGTTCCTTTTCTGCCTTTAAAATATTTTAAGGCTATAGCTGTTTCATTATTCTGTGATTGGTACTTCATGATGTTCTATAATCTAATGTTTCAAATTCTTCCTTTGAAATGAAATCCCCTGAATTAATCTTTCTTAAAACAGCACATACATTCCATCCATCAATATCATTTCCCATTGCAGCCTCTTCTGTAACTTCCAATAATTCATAACCCGTTAGGTTAGCTAACTTTATATAGAACTCTTTGGTCATATAATGGAAACCATGTTGTGGCCAATTTCCAGTTTTTGGATTCTCATGGATCATTAAACCCCCCTTCTTACATAAATTATGGATGTTCTTAAACCCCTCATATAAGCTGCCATCGATATGCTCTGTAGTTCCAAAATTTGTTACTACTTCAAACTTCTTCTTAGTGAATGTTACTGGTTGTCTAAGATCAACTTCTATTGCTCCCTGATGAGGTTTAATATCTATAGAGGTATGAAGCACACCCAACTCTTCAAATACCTCTTTAGCTACCTTTCCATAATTATCATTATCGTAAATATTTTGCGCTCCTAATTCCAACATTATAATTCCATTGGCGAGACAATTATAATTATTTAAACGATCTAAGCTCTTTTTAGTAATTCCCATAATCTTAGTTTATTAACAAATACCATCCGCAAACAAGACAATGCTTTCCTTACTTGGCATATCTCCGTCTTTTGCGTATTCAAATATAACATTTGGATCATGTAATGGCATTCCCATCTTATAAGCCAAAATACTCATCACTGTTTGGTCGTGCCTGTGGTTATCCCATGATCCATGAAATATGCCGTCATTCATGGCTTGTTTAACATTCGCCCAAAACTCAACTGTTTTATCATGCTCAAAATCCAATCCAAAACAACATGCAGCCATCATATCTCCATTATCAGTCCCAAAATACTCTTTAGCCTTTTCATTCGTCCATTGATTGTTGTTCCAACCTCCAAACTGAAAGAAGTATCCCTGTTCCTCAATTATGTCAAAAACTGAATCTATATTCTTTATTGGTAGCATACTGGCATCCATCCACAATATTTTTGAATACCCTTTATCTATGATATGATCTATTGCGTATACTTTGAACGCATAGTTATTGTCAGTATGTAAGGGTGCGCCTACCTCAGCCTCATTTGTATACATAAATACATCTGCCTCCGTATTTCCTACAAGACGTTCTTTTAATCTTGTTTGACCTTCCCAAAATCTCTTTGTTGATAAATTAACTATTGCTGTATTCATTTTCTTTTAGTCTTGAACTTATATGTATAGATGTTTCCAGTAACTAGGTTTTCGGTTTTAAGTTGGGGGTGAATGTTCCTTGAGTAAACTGCATCCTCACCGTATGGTATTTCAGGAAAACCAATCTTCAAAGCTATTTCCCTTTTAACCGGGCTAATGTGATTAGGTGTCCTATAGTATACATCGTTTTTCTCCCACCACGTTCCATACTCTTTGGATATATGCCATTGCTTTTCATCCTTACCATTTGTAGTTATCACACCACTTATACCAATACAATCAGGATTACCAACCATTGCTTGTAGTATTTTTCTAGTATAATCACTAGAAATAAGGTCGTCATCATCAATGAAGACTATATAATCTCCCACAGCTCTTTCCAATAACTTGTTACGTTTAACTCCTATATTATAATCCATCGAATCATCCCATAATATCTCTACACATCCATTCATTGGAACTTGTGATTCTAAGATATTTAATAACCTATGGAACTTCCATTTTCTTTTAGGCATTGTAGCTATTAGAACTGATAATTTCATAATCCGAAGTTTATTTTTTTACGGTTATTATATAACTTCTTGCCTTGATGCCATGTAGAATCATTCTTTGCGTTTATAGCATCCTTTTTACTCTTACCTGTACTGTAATGTTCGTGTTCAAAAAATAATTGAGAAGTGATCTTTCGGCCTGTCAAATCTGCTACACTAGTCATTTCAGTATCCGACCACAAATGAGAATAGCCCGGAAAGTATACATAACCAAATCGTTCATAGTATTTACGATCAAGAATAGGTAAGGTTATAATCCACTCCTGAATACCATCCTGAGTTTTAACTATAAAATCCTCTTTTCCTTCCAACTCTTTCAGTAGCTTTTCATCCCATGCTTCTTCAGATTTAAAATCGTCAGATACAACTATGATTAAGTTGCCTTGTGACTTCTTTGCAGCACGATTTATAGCCTCTATAGCAGACTTGTTCATGGCAATATGAGTCTTTGTACCATTTCTATCTGAAATGGCTTTATATCGCTTTAAATCCTTGTCGTTATGATCTATGCTCAAAATATATTCAATCTGGCTGCTGTCTTTGGCGTTTCCTAACCATAGCTTTATTGTTTCCTCTGCCTGTTCAGGTCTGTTTCTGCTAGGATGTATTATACTTATGTTATACTGCATATTCTTGATAATGTGTTAATTCCTCTTGTATTTGTTTTCTAAATGATGATTTAGGTTGGGATGCTGCAAACTCCATCCATCCACATGCAACACTTAAATCCTTTTTGCCTCTATTTTTAAAGTTAGTAGTAAGTAGCTGCTCCAACACTCTAGGATGGTCAATGGTATTAGCCCATTTAGTAGATAATGTGGTTAAAAAACTGAAATACGTATCAATATTTCCAATGGTAGCACTTACTCCTTCTCTCTCAACTTGTCCTTTAGCATTCTTCCTATCTGTTGGTTTTTCCATAAGGTACAATTCATATCCTCTAGTTTTCAGATAACTATGGCATGCACCAAATTTGTCTTTCTCTGGCAGGAAATCTGTGCCGTAATAAACCATAGTTAAAATTACATCCTCAAAGAAATCATTAGGGTCTTGCTCTCTATATAAGTAATCACATACTATTCGGTTTGTAATAAAATCTGAACCCCAATTCATAGGATCACCAATTCTGAACTTTCCATCAGGATCGTCATATTGGTAGTATTTATCTGTTCCACTATCTATGTACTCATCTAATACACGTTTAACCGCTATACCACCAAGTGAAGGTTCAGCCTCCATTGTAGTCTGTTGATCATATGGGTCTAATCCGGCCTTGAAATACTGTATGTTTCCTGGCTTTTTTGCTATTAAACTTGTAATCTTAGCGTTTGATTCTAATCCAAAGTCACTAGGATGTTTAGAAATCATCCACTTACCATTGGGATTAGGCTCCCAAATCACTTGTGTGTCAGGTATTCCATCTTTCCATTTCAGATTCCCTTGAACACACATTTTCTTAGATGCCTCATTTTGCAGCCAGAAAAGACGCTTGGTTAGCTTCTCAATATCGAATTGTGACTCATCGTTTGCTCCTACAAATACATCTTCGATAGTCAAACAGTTCTTACGCATAAAAGATATTGCTCCTTTGATGTCTCCCGCATCAATGAACATTTTATATTTCTCTTTTATACCTGCAATGATTTTTTCAGCAAGCGGAAAACCCCATCTATCTACCTCTCCACGATCTACAGCATTTCTAAAACATCTCCATAAACCATTAGCAGTCTTTCCATCTGAAGTAAGTTTTTTAGGGTCTGATTGATTCCATATCTGTTTAGCCCACATTAAACTATCAGCCCCTATGTCCTCTACAGTAGAAGTCATAATGATCATACCCATCTTACGATTTAAGATGCGACTTTCAGTAGCCTCTTTAATTACTTTAATCCATTCAACAGGATTAAGGGCACCCTTACTCTTTCCAAATTCATCTAAGTAAGCCCTACCCAAAGTTGTACCATCAAATTCACTTTCATTACTAGGGCCAAAATAGAATTGTGACCCTACTTCTGGATATTCATAATCATCTAATGAACTCTTGTTTGCAATTTCTCCATCAGTACTTTTTTTCTTTAGTCCGCTAAATGTGATATGTTGTGCCGGATAACTTAGATTAAGTCCTTTTTTTGGATCTTCAGTTCCTTGATTTAAAGGACGGAAATAGTACAGCATTTTCTTATGACCATGTACTAAACGGAAATAAGATTTTTTTGCATGACCTTCATTAATACATGACTGAATAGCATTGATAGTTCCTCTTACTCTACTGCCATACTCATATATCATGGCTAAAACGGATTCTGTGTCTCCTAACTGCCGACACTTAAAATCTGCTACACCATCACAAGTAGGGTCATGAATTGCAGCTTGCCAAAACAAGCATATATCTCTATCAGAGGATTTGTAAATAAATTCTACGCCCGTAATAGAACGCCAGTAGTTCATTTTGAAATTTAACAGTGGTGGGATGTAAGTCTTTTTACCTTTTATCCAAAACCAAAGCCCATTTCTACGTCTTTGCCATTCGGCATCAATAAAGTCATCTATTCTTTGTTGAGTCCAATTTTCCCTTCCAAAATTTTTAGTTGGATTTAAAACCTGCTTAGGAATTAATGTCCTACGGAAGATTTGATCATGCTCTGGAAGTCCCCAATTTACACACGCCTCATCTGGTGGTTCTGTAGGAATGATAATGTCCCGTTCGTATATATGCTCAACCTTAGATTTCTCATCCCACCTTAGCTTATAGGTAGGTAATGACTCAAGATCAATATATTTGTCATCCTTAGATATTAATTCTTTCCAATTCATCAAACGTATGTGTTTTCCTCTGCATAGCGCTCAGCATAGGTTTTTATCTTCTTAGATTCATTTAAAGCTATCTCACGTGCCGCTTTACCATCAGGAAATATCTTAGCCTCTAAACGTCTTAATTCCTCCCCTGTGGCTTTTAACATTTTTCTTACTTTATCCTTCCAATCTACAAATTTAATTAAATCTTCTCCCTCTTTCTGTGAACGCATACTCTCCATTGTAAGCGTATCATGAGTTTGCTTCGTACTTTGATATTCTGTCCAATCAATATCATGATAGATCATCAGATAACGTCCAAAACAGTCTAAATATGATGCAGATTTATAATTGAATATTTCATCGAACATGGTTTTATGATCCTGTACATTCAAATCAACACTTAAAAAATCAAACACAGATTTTATCATGGTTTTACGATCCTTTATTTTTAGAAAAGGACTTTCCATATCTGCTGTTAATATAGCTATTCTTATTATGTCTTCATTTTCTTGCTTGGAGAACTCCTCAAACGCAGAAAGCTCGGGGAAAAAATCCACGAGCCTTGTACCTATTGGGCATTGACTGAAATCAATGTATAACTTACTTAAATCAAACACTTAAACCTCCCTCTTCATATTCATATTTAATATCCTTCCTCTGGACTAGATGTAGAACCTTATCAAACATAATTTGATGTATATCATACTCTAGTTTTTGTGCCATCCTTGGATCATAGATTATTTTTTGTCCTGTATCTAGGTGTTTTACATAATCCCTCTTATCTGGATGTTGAAGGTAGCCTCTACAATAAGTACCTGCTAGTACAACTCTGCCTTTTTGAGTCCTCCTAGTCTTTTTAAGACGTTGTTTTGGTGCTAGGGTGACTAATCCTCCTGTATGCTCAATAAACTCCTGTGCGCCTTCCTTTTTAACTTCTATCATCTCAGGTTCCACTACTACATATCCATTCAACATCCGTTTTGGCTTGAAGTTTTCATCTACAACCATGTATAAAAGATCATATTTGATAAGATACATCTCTCCTAACTCTGTATCTACAATCATATTTTCATCCTTAGCCTTTTTGTGTGCCAGATATGAAAAGTTTACCCTATCACCTTTTTTAACTTCAATATCCACATCATATAGCACTGAATTTCGGTTTAACTCGCCCAATTCTCTGTGCATACTGATGTTTACCGGAACCTGTTGACCATTCTTTCTGATAAACAAAGTGTTTTGTTTAGTTAATTTTTCAATTTTTGATAGATTAAAAGTAAGTGATGTAGGTACGCCATATACAGTCCCAAATACACTCATGTTCTTCTCACGAGTAGTGATCTTGGTTCCATTCTCATATTTGAAGTCCGGGGAAATAAGTCCTAACTCTTTTCCTTTTACTTGATAAGTCTCTAATTGTGGGTCAGGAAGTACCAAAACGTAATTGGAAAGCATATTTACTTGTGATGAGTGGATCATGATATTGCCTCCCCATGAAGTTCTCTTAACTTCCAACCTCCTGCAATTACATCATATATCTTCCCGTTCTCAAAAAACAAGGCATGAACCCATACTTTTCCAATTTTAATAACTCTAGTCGTTAGCTTTCTGTTAAAAATCTTGCTATAGACCTCTTTCTTCTCAATTTTACTGACATCCAAGTCTTTTATCTGATCTTCATAAAAATCAAACTCAGCTTCTTGTATTTGACCGCCTTCCACACGTGTGTAGTGTGAAGCCTTTACTCTATCTTTCATATCGACTCTTATTTGGGTATTTCTCTTCTAAAAATTTCATCATATCTGCATTCATGCAACGATCTGAGGTACTAAAGAACTTCTTATCTCCTATTTTAGCCACTATCTCATCGTAACTCATACTCTTTTGTACTTTACAATCGCCTCCAAATTCTCCCTCTATTCCTTTTAAATTCGCATATAGGCTCTTGATAACATATCCAAATGGTTGATCCCAATTTAACTCCTTATTACACACAAATGTGCAAAAATCATTTTTGTTATACAATATTGGGAAATGGGTATCGAAATCTGTTGTTGGTTTATCTTTTGATAAAAGGTATTTACGGGTATGATTTACTGACTTACGGTAATCACCTAAGTTTTTAGCCATTGTATCTTCTAAAGAACCTTTATGGTAAAAAGGTAGGCTATTGACATCAAATTCTTGTAACAAATAGTGATCATCATTTAAAAAGCAGAAATCTTCTGTTACTTCAAGATGAGATATTGCAGCAAGTATTTTCTGATATATATTTTTCTCTTTCTTTTTACCTGTAGGTTCATCGCTACAACTTATGTATTTTAATCCCCGTAAACCGATTATCTTTTTTCCTACAATAAATATGTCACCTATTCCTTTTAAGTTCATCTCAATGCTTCGTAATGCGTATACAAGATCTTTGTTGTTGTTCTTACTATTGTCCCTAACTGGGATGATAACTGATATTCCTTTTTCCATTAAAATAGTTTTAGTTGTTTAATAGTTTATTGAAATATTCTGCATCTATCTTGTAATCGTATCCTCCATAAAACATGTGTCTATAACCCCTTGTACATTCGTATACAATTCCGTTGTCAAAGAATATGTTCCTAACATTTATCCCTTCGATATTAAATGTTTTCATGGTCATGTTAATTTCTAAGGCAGGTGAATAAGACTCAAAGTCTTCTAACGGAAATCCACCTTGTTCAAATTCTTCTCTTGTCATCTCAAAAGGCATTCTAATCATTTCCTGGCCTTCACCTTGAGTGTAAAATAGTGCTTTGCTCATAATTCTAATTTTAGTTGTTTAGGTTTTACTGATTAAGTAATTGAAGTCAAATTCATGACCTGTCATTTGTTTATAGGCATCAGCACTGAAATGTTTCAAAGCATACCAAAGCATTATTCCATTACCTGTATCTTTTAATTGTCGTTCAATAGCTTGTATTGCTTTAGCATCTTCTGAAAAGGAAAAACATGACCTGTTAATTTCTTTTTCTACAGTATGCTCTAATCCGTTGATCTTGAATATGCATATAATTTTTACATCATTGATGTTCCAAGGTTGATTTACCATGAATATTTGCCCTTTAATCAGGTTATCATCCACGACTACTTTAGCCATTATATTAGCCATTGCTTTGTTATGAGCATCCTCCATGTATTTAACCGCTTCATCAGTGACAGCTTTATGCTCATGTACTATTACTTCAATTTTATCAGGTGAAGAATTGTAATGATTTTCTTCTGTTCTTAGTATTGTTGTTCCAAATAGTCCCATAATTGTAATTGTTTTGGTTTATATGTTTTAAATAATTTCTTTCTCTTCTCCATCTGTTCTTTAGTTAGTATTCTTGAAACGTAAAACTCTACTTCATCTGCCATTTCTGATTGTTTCATTGGTCTACCTAGATGCTTCTCGAAAGCTGTCATATTCATCTTCTGCATCTTTATACATTTTGTTTAACTCCTCTTTGTATTCACTAGCAGGTTTTAGGTCTTTATAAGGATTATCTCTCTTTAATACATTTGGTACACTACAGCATAATCCATCGTGACTAACAAATCCTTCTTCATGACAACAGCATTTACATTCCATTACTGTAGCCCATTTCTCTAGCTCATGGGTTTTACAGAAGGAGCATTTACATTTATTTGTTTTCATTATTTAATTAGTTCAGGGTTTTCGTGAATGTTGCCAATTACTTTATCCTTTCCGTTTATGCTGTAGAATTTATCTACTGTATTCCAATTGGTTTTATAATTAAAGTGGTATCCAAAACCTAACCTTTTTTTACCAAAAACTACTACACAATGTTGATCCCCACATTTGATAATGTCCCCTTCATATATTTCTTTTTTATTAGCGTCTTTAGTCCCAATGTATTGATCCTCCTTCTTTCTTGTTGTTCCACTTCTCATGGTTGGCCCTGCAAATGAATCTTCTGATTTCCTACCCATAAGGTCTATCATTCCCCAATAAGTAAAACCGCTGAATGTTCCATCATGGTTGTAATGTGCTGATCTAAACTTTAATTCTCTTTGTTCCATTTTCTTTTTGTTTTAAGCTCTACCTGTTAGTTTATCCCATCTCTTTTTATCAATGGGTTTTATTTTTGGTTCTAGGTTTCTTTCTTTCTCTGTTAGTTCTCCGGTGTCCTCACGCCATTCAATAGTGTAGGTTATATTTGAATTTGATAGGTCTTTTAGCTTCTCTATGACACTTTCTATTCTTTTGAAGTGTGTGTAGTCATTTGAGATTAAAAAGTCGTTACAGAGCCTTATCCTTAATTTAACTACTTCTAGTAATTTCTCCTTTTCATGATTTTTGCTTTCAAAAGGATACCAGGTGCCAATAGGTAAGGTTTCAAGGTTTTTTAATGTTTTTAACTCGTATAGTTCGTCCATGATTAAAACGGTAAATCCCCTGTAGGTTCAATATCATATTCTTTTTCTTTTTCGATTACATTTAACTCATAATCTATATCGGCCTGAAAGGTTCTGTCTAGCCAGTTAGTATTGTCCCAATCTGAATTTACTCCTATAAATCTTCCATTATTAAGATTATACTTCACATGCACCTCTCCCACTTCTCCTTGGTGCTTATATTTCATTTTCTTAATATGAACTTCACTATTTCCAGTATCGAAATTCCTATAAAAAGTAACACCTATTTGAGGTTTATTATACCAATTGCTACTACCAGATATGTCGTACAAAGTTGGAATCTCAAACATACTATTGGTTTTTTGCTTTGGCATCTTTTTAGGATGTACAACTAGAATTGAAAAAACCATATTTCGTTCACTGAATCGGATTACTTTATCCAATTCCCTAGAAATGTAGTTGTGTTCTGTATCTCCGGCCTTTATGTTATGTTCCAATTTGTTCCAAGGGTCTAATAAAAATCCTTTAATGCCTTTTTGCTGAACAAGCAATTTTGCCTTTTCCAAAATATTATCTAAACACAAGTCGTCGTCTTCAGGGCTGATGAAATAAAAATGCTCCTGAATAAATGATTTGGCAAGTTTTTTTTCTGAATCTGAAAATCCCACATCAGCTTTAGCCTTCTTACCAAGCAACAATTCACATAATCCAATTATAAATACTGCAAGCGGGCTGTGTTCAGGTGTAAATAATGCCCATCGCCAACCATACCTAACAGATAAACATGCCATAATGAATAATGCAAAAGGTGATTTGCCATGATTAGGTATTCCAGTCAAAACCATCATTTGTCCAAGAAAAACTGAAAACTTTTTGTCTAACTCTGATATTTTCCCTGTTGTTTCGCCTTTTGATAGACCTGTTTGAAATAAAATCTCAACATCATCCCATATATCTTCAACGTTTATAACTCCTGAAATTGGAAATTCTCTTAGATTTTTATCTTCTATGCACTCTTTTAATTCTGATCCATACTTAACCAAATATTCATTTGCATCTTTACAATCCTTGAAATTTACTTTAAAGCACTTCTCAAAACCCAACCTACGAGCCAATTCATCTCTAAGAAATACACCTACAGCATCAGAATCAGTGGCAAGTATTATTTTCTTTTTATTGTCGAAGTATTCAATACAGTTATCCAAATATTCAAGGTTCGGCTTATTTGAGCCGGATGCTCCATTAGGAACGCTTATAACTTCTTTTATCCCAACTTCAAGAAAAGACAGTTTATCTATCTCACCCTCCACAATTACACACCAATCAGAATCCTTTATGTCATCCACTCCATAAAAAATAAGTTCAGCATCTTTAACCATTTTAAAGTTTTTCCTTGCGTCCCTAAATTTTATGTTAACCAATTCTTTATTCCTGTAATAGTTGAAGTTTATGGTATTTTCCTCCTTTTGGGTTTGAGGCATATACTCCATGCTTTGTGTAACATTACCTAATCCAAGCGTTGTTGAAGAAATATGGCGATTATTAAAAAACCAATTCAGAGTCTTTTCAGATAATGTAGATTGATTTTTAGGTACAGGAACTATGTATTCCTTTGGTTTAGGCTGATATATACCAACAACTCCGCTAAACCCACAACTATTATGGCAATTGTATCTTCCCGTATTTACATCAACACTCAGGCATGGGTCTTTTTTATTCTTTCTTAAATGGGAACATTTTGGGCAGATTGCTTTTCCTGATCCATTTATTTTTCTTGTATCTATCCCAAGACTTTCTAATAACTGTCTATTATCGCTCATGGAATATAATTTTTAGAAGTTGAAGTAGGGGTTTCCTCTTGATTATTCAGATAGCGTTCAATTATATTTTCCCTAAGAACATATTCAGGAGTAATATATTTTCTCTCAATCAGCTTGTCTTTTAGAGCTTCATCTATAACATTAAGCAGCTGCTTGCTAGTATATTTTTTTAATCTTTTCCTTAATGAGGTGCAAACCTTATCTGTGCTTTGATATTGACCCGGATTTTTCCCGTTTTTCTTTTTTAAATTAAATGCCTGTACAAATAGGTGGCACTTTTCTGAATCTTTAAGAGTGCCGTCTGTCGGGGATGACGAAGGAGACCCGACAATAGATACTTTAGTATCTTCTTTAAGAGGTACTTTTTCTAAAGAGGTATTTATTAGTTCGGGATTTCCCTGTTCAGGGATTTCCTGTTCGGTAAAATCCCGAACACGAGACTCGTGTATTATGTAGTCATATCCTCTGAAAAGGTTTTGATCTTTTACCCTGATAGTTTGTATATATCCCAATTTCTCCAACTCTGCCCAACCACTTAACATAGAGTCGTACCCATCCAAAGATCTATTTGCTAAATCACTTTTATGTACAGTCCATTCTTCGGAAAGGCTAAGTAAGTAGCACATCAATCCTTTTGCTTTCCAACTTAAATCCTTTGCTTTTATTATTTCATTAGGAATCACTGTATAATTCCTTCTTCGTTTGTTTATTATTTTACCTGACATATTGGTTTAGTTTATTGTTCTTTCCATTCAAATTCAAATCTTGATGATCGTGCTTTTTCTATAGATTTTATAGTTTCATCCATAAAGTAATGGCGATTTGGATGATAGGTATCAGATACGAAAAATGGGTAATGCTGTTCGGAGATATGTACTAGCAAAACTTTAACAGATAAGTTTCCATTAATAATGGTTCTAAATGCCTTACAATCTATGGAACTACCCTCCATAAGTAAAACATCTACTCCATGTTCTGATTTCTTCATCCGTTCAGATAGTTCCTTGCATCTAGTGAAATCTAATTCATTTAATTCAGTTGGTTTAACTTCTGCCCACAGGTTAAGTTCTGGGAAATAAAAGTCTGGCAGATAATATCCAGAAGGTAATTTAAAACCCTCATGTTCGTATACCCAATCCCATCCCATATTATCAAAGAAAACTGCCCATCTAGCTTCTAACCTGCTTCT